TTTATTTTTGGGGTATATCTGAAAAAGAAAATATTAGGGCTAATGGCGTGAGAAAAATTAAGCTTACTATTAAAGAATTATATCCTAATCAAAATAATTTCTTACCTTTGGACATTGAATATCGATTATTTACAACAGTAGGTAATAAATATGAGTTAGATGTAATACCGTTTACATCAGTGAATAGAACAAACACTGGATATGAATTTGATTTAGATACGTCGTGGTTAATTCCACAAGATTATAAACTTCAAATTCGTATGAAAAATGGTGATTATTTTGAAAATAAGCAAACGTTATCATTTACAATTGTTTCTGAAAATATTATTTAAAATATTATAAATTTTCTATTTTTTTAAAAAAGTCTTGTATTTATAAGAAATGTAGGCTATATTTGTAGCATAATATTATATTGAAAATTATTAAAAACTGTAAATTTTATTAACATGGAAAATCAAAATGTAAACGGTCTTAATGACCTTAAAAAAATGTTCTCAGACTTTCAAAAAAAACAGGGTACTGTAGGTAAAAAAACTCGTGAAGATATTTTAGCCAAGTATTTTGTACCTCGAAACACAAGAGAAACTTTCAGAATCCTTCCTCCTAAACCCGGAAAAAAACACATTGAAGAAGCTTTCTTTCACGTAGTAACTACTAATGGTAGTGGTGGTAAGAAAAAACACGGCACTGTTATTTATTGTCCGGCACACAATGACCCAAAAGTTCAGAAATTGGACATTAACGGTAAACCAATGTTCGACGCAAACAATCAACCTATTATGATTCCAGCACCATGTCCTTTGTGTGCTAAAAATAAAAGAGAGATTGCAAAACAAGACCCTTCAATTAAAGGCATTAAAAAGGAAAACATGAACGATGCCCAATTGAAAATCAAGGCTAAAAATGACGAAATCTACAAGGAAGCCGTTAAATGGGAAGCCAAGAAATTCTACATTGTTCGTGGAATTGATAAGGGTGCTGAAAAAGATGGCGTTAAATTTTGGAGATTTAAGAGCAATTTCAGAAATCAAGGTACACTTGATAAATTACTCCCAATTTTGGAAGATTACTTCCAATCACAGCAAGCAGACTTTTCAGACCCTCAGAATGGTACTGATTTGAGTATTATTATGACTGATAGTGAATTTAACGGTCATGTATACAAAACAATTTCAGCTATCACAACTCGTGGTAAATCACCATTACATTCAGACCCAATCGTTGCCCGTCAATGGTTAGATGATAATATTGGGTGGAGAGAAGTATTCTTACCTAAGAAAGCACCGGGTATTACTCCTTATGAGTATCTTGAAATGGTTGTAAGCGGTACTAGTCCATATTGGGATGATAGTGATGCAAACAACAAACATTGGGTATTCCCGGGTCGTCCAGATTTGGAAGAAGCAGCAAATACTCGTTCACGTAATCTTGATGCTGATAATGATGATAATTTCGAATATGCATCGGATGTTGACGAAGAATATCCACGAGTTACAATCAGTAACATCACTGAATCAAAGGTTGGTACATTCAATGATGACGCTATGGATATCGGTGCTGAAGCTGCTGCAAAGGTAAATGCTTCAAACACAACCGAGCCAGAAGATGATGGTGAGGATTATAGCGATTTACCTTTCTAAAAATTAAAAGAAAAAAACAATGGGGATTAATAATCCCCATTGTTTTCAATAATCAATTATAAATATGGCAAGAATTGTAGACGATGTGCCGTCTAATGACAAGGCACGTAAACCTGTGGCGAAAAAAACATTTTCGCTTGATAATTTTAAAAAGAAAATTGGTGCTGAAGACGTACCCGATAAGCCATTACGTTGGATTGAATTGTCAAAGGGATTCAAAACAGCTACAGGTATGCCGGGATTTGCTAAAGGTTATGTAAATTTGGCTCGTGGTCACTCAAATACTGGTAAGTCAACAGCAATCTGTGAAGGAATTGTAGCTGCCCAAAAAATGGGTGATTTTGTTGTAATTATCGATACTGAAAATAATTTAGGTAGAGATAGGTTAACCTCAATGGGTTTTGATTGGGATGGTAATTATCTTCATATTGATAATGAATATCTTCTTCAAAATTTCGGTAAAGCTCAAGATAAAGACAGAAAAGAAGCTGCTATCGAAGATATGGCTAAATGTATGTATTATTTATTGGATATTCAGGAATCAGGTGATTTACCATTCGACATTACATTTGCAATCGATTCGATTGGTACATTAAACTGTATTAAAACAGTTAATGCACAAGAAAAAGACGATTCACAAAATAATATGTGGAATGCTGGTGCTTATGAAAAAGCATTTATGAATCTTCTTAATAATACAATACCTAATAGTAGAAAGGTAAATAAACCATATACTAATACTATTATTGCTGTTCAAAAAATTTGGATTGACAATATGAACCAAGGTGTTGTAAAACATAAAGGCGGTGAAACATGGTATTTGGGGTCAAGATTGATTTTCCATTTTGGTGGAATTATTAGTCATTCAACAAAGCGTGTTACAGCTACAAGCAAAAAACGTGAATTATCATACGGTATTGAAACTAAAGTTAATGTAGCTAAGAACCATATTGATGGTCCTCTTGGGGGTATTTCTATGGAAGGCAAGATTATTTCAACACCGCACGGATTTGTATATCCTGATGATTTAGAAACATACAAAAAGGCAAATGTATTGTACTTCAGAAATTTATTTGAAGATGATGACATTAATGCTGATGAAATTGAAACTAAAATCAGAAATGTCGATGTAAACGGCAAAATATCGTTTGCCGACGATTATGTCGAAAGTAGCGATAACGATTAAACAATGAAAACTAGAACTTTATTAGTCGATGCTTCTAATCTATTGAAACGTTCGTTTCATGGTGCTAAGGATGTGTATACTCCCGCTTTTGGTCACATTGGTGGGTTATATCAATTCTTGACTACGATACGTAAATTAATTAAGGAACATAAGACTAATAAAGTTATTCTAGTTTGGGATGGTGAAAATGGTGGTATTCATAGACATCGAATCGATATTAACTACAAAGCTAATCGTAAGTCGAAAGAGTGGTATACTAAGATTGAACTGAGTGAAAGCGAGATAAAACGTGAGAAGGAAAAAGAGCAATCAATCTTAAAACAGAGAATTAGAATTCAGGCATATGCTGAAGAACTATATTTGAGACAAATTGAGATTGATGATATTGAAGCTGATGATTTAATTGCTGAATATTGTCTTAGGTATAATCAAAGAGAAGAAATTTTATTATACTCCAATGACCGAGATTTTGCACAATTATTGGATTTGAATATTACTATATTATTTCCAAACATTAGTGAACCTGTTACTAAGTTTAATTATATTATGCATTTTGACCATCATTATTCAAATGCGTTAACATTAAAAATTATCTGTGGTGATACTGCAGATAATATTAAAGGCATTGAAGGAATTGGTGAAGGTACATTATTAAAATATTTTCCGGAATTAAAGTTTAAACATCTTTCTGTGAGAGAAATATGCATTAAGGCAAATGAAATTAATCAAGAAAGAATTAGCAACAAAAAGAAACCAATTAAATCATTGGAAAATTTATTAAATAGCGTAAAGCGATTAAAGACTAACTATCAGTTGGTTAACCTGCGTGAACCTATTTTAAATACAAAAGCATTGGAGGGTTTAGAAGAACTAGAAACACCTTTAAACCCAGAAAAAAGAGGTGGTAGATATTTGATTAAATTAATGCAAGAAGACCAATTTCTAACAATATATAACAGTACAATAGTACAATATATCGAACCTTTTTATACTGTTGCTCAATGTGAAAAAGATGCATATGATAGATACATGAAAAAAAATAGACGAGTTTTGTAAAAAACCTTTCATTTAAATTTCTTTGTATATATATTTGTAGTATAAACTTTAAATATAATAATAAGATGAACGAGAAAAAGTTCAGTAATAAATTTAAGTTTTCATTATATCAGCAAGATGTGTTGTTGTGTGAAAAGATGTTTGATGCTGACCAGTTTAATCCTTTTACCCGAAGTTCTATTGACATTAGGGAGATTTTACCTCGTGCAACTGTAAAGTTGCAAAAAGTGCTTTCTAAAAGAAGTTACGAGACATGTGTTGACGTTGGATTTAGTAATACTGATGATGTTAATAGTCTTGAATCTTCGTATGAATTATTTCAATATCATCAAAAAATGGTTAACCTCTACCCTCAAGGATATAGGAATGATATGAAATACAATCCCGAACCAATTGTTCAACAAATCGTTAATGATTTTACACTTGAAGAAAAAACCATTAAGGGTGTTGAATGTAAAATTGGTTTTTATATCAACGATAAAACCATTGTTGAAAGGGTTTTTTATGTTGATGGCTTCAATCCTATAGCTAGGTGGTCATTAGATGTTGTTTATATAGTTGATGAAATTGTTGAAATGATTTTCAACAATATTAAAAAAACTGACGTAAAGAATATTTGGGATGATTATGATTTAATTAAGAAAATGGGACTTTCATTTAATGAAATTAAACTACTGCCTGCATCTGAAAGAGACATGTTGTTGAGAAGGATTAAAGACAACTAAAAGTTATTGACTGGTGACTGTTTAATACAACAGTCACCTTTTTAATCTATTATTTTATTTAAACTATGAGTGATTTGAGCGAAAATACACTTTCGGCATATTATGGTACTGAATTTCAAATGCATTTGTTATGGCAGTTGTTAGTTGAACCAGAATTTGCAGAGAAAATATTGCCTGTTTTAGCTGTGGAATACTTTGATAGTCCACATTTTAAAA